GGACGGTGCCGCGCACCCAGCGTTCCCATGTCGCTTGCTTCCCACCAGTGTAGAAATCTTGTCGCTTCTCACCACCGTACACGAAACAGTTGTTGAGGAACCCGCCTTCGGGCGTGTCCTCGGGTGGACTCGCGGATAGTTCGTCTTTGTCGCCCTCGAAGTACGCCACGGTCTTGTCGGGGCCTTCAACCCGATAGCCCGGCCCCCAGACGTCGTTGACGAACTGTCGGAGGTTCGCCCGCACGATAGCGGTTTGTTTGGCTTGCTGGACGTATTGGTCGATGTCTTCGGGCGGGTCGATCTCGTCGACGTCGCTGCCGGAGATGTCGATGCGGGCGTTTCGCGTTATGGTTTCGACGCTTTGGCTGAGGGATGACTGTAGGGTGTCGAAGGTATTTCGTAGTCTACTCATAGGTATCCCTCACAAGTCGTGTCCGATTTCAGCCACGTATCGGGGTTCCGCGTCTCCTCGATGATTAGGTGGCCGTCTTTGCCGTAAAAGTACGATAGCTCGCATGGCTCGTCTCCGGCGGCTTCGCTCATGGATTGTTAGACCTCGTTATGTGATACGCTCGCCCGCGCCGACCGCCGACTCACACGACTATTCCCCGTCAAACTCGTCCGATACTCCTCCGCAACACCCGTCCGCCCAGCATTCGCCAGACAGAGCGCGTCCGGAAAGTCATCATGCTTCCCCGGCGGATGCTCCAACCTGAGAAGCCCCGTCTGCGTATAGCTATACTGCAAACTCGTCGTCTGGTCAACCAACCTACGATACGATGGAAGCACCAACTCTTCGCCCTCCAAGTCGTTCTTCAACCGCTGGTACATCTGCCCCTTCGACTTATTACTTGACGAGACCGGACAAATCACATCGCCTAAGCCTGCTTGCGCGAAGTCCGCACCATACCCACCAACACCATTCTCCTCAACAACAATGAGCTGGTAGCCGTTGTCTGGGGTGGTGCCGGTGCCAACGTCCGGCGGTGCGGGATTCCTGCCCTGCTGGAGTGCTGTGAGACGGCCGACGAATCCAGGGCCGTCTGTGTCTTCCGCACTCCAAATATTCCATGTCCGGCCGTGTTCATCAAGGTCGTAGAATACTGCTCGGTCGTCGCCCTTCCTGGCGGGGTCCACGCCGAGGTAGCGCGCCGGACTCCCCGTTGGAGTTATCGTGCCGTCAATGCACGGACTGACGGTCTTGTGCGGGAGGTAGGCGTCCTCGGCTTCGACGAACTCGCCGAGGAACTCTTGGGCGAACGTCTGACTATCAAACTGCTCGCGCTTCTTCTCGATGTAGTCTTCTTGAGCGTAGGGGCTGATCTTGGTCGGCCAATATGGGGAGTACCACGCCCACTTTTCGTCTTTGGCGTCTTCTAGGTCGCGTTCGCCGTCTTCTTCGACTTTCTCATAGAAATACCCACTCTTGCCCGCCGGAGTGCTGAATAGGTAGTATTCGTATTCAGGGTGGGTGATGAAGAACTCCTCAATCTCCTCAGTGTAGACAGCGTCCTTCTCGTAGGCGGCTTCGTCAACGATAACGCACGTCGGGTTCATCCCCCGATTCCCGCTGTTGTCTTCCTGTTCAACGTTGCCGAGCGTCCTACTGAGGATTCGGGTGCCGTTGTCGAACTCCCATGTCTCCTTGTTGTCGTCGGTGACACCGAACTGCTCTAACGAGAGTGGGCTTTCCCAGAACCGTTTCTTGCACTCGCGGAACATCTCGTTCGCCGTGCCCTGTGACGGGGCGGCGTAGAGGACGTCGGTATTGGCGTGGGTGAGGGCGTGGTCCGCGCCGATAATCCCCGCCGTGGTGGTTTTGCCGACTTGCCGCCCTGCTTTCGGTGCGGCTTCGGCTTTTGCGACGGTTTCGCCGTAGTCGAGGAGGTCTGCTTGATAGCTTGTCGGAGAAAACCCAAAAACGCGCTCTACTCGTTCCGAACGAGGGAGGCGTCGGAGGTCTTCAGGATTCATCGGAGAGGGCTTTCGCTAAGGATTCAACGGCGTCTGCCTGCTGGTCTTCGGGTGAGTCGAGTAGCCCGAGGTCTTTCAGCCACTTCCGGTTCTCATTACTCAACGTCTTCTTCGCAGCAAGAGCCGGCGTCTTCTTATACCGAATCTCCCGGATAGGACCACCCTCAGAAATCTTGATGTGCTCCTCCCGGTCAATCAACACCGTCCCCGAATCCAAGTCCTCGGGTTTCTGCGTCTCCCAGTTCTCCACCCGAATCTCCGTCACCGCATTCACAGAGAGTTTGAACAACCGGATGTCGTGGCCCGTAGGGATGTCGCCGTGCGTCTCAAGGTATCGGTCGCGGTAGTCCTGGTAGATGTCGTCAGCAATCTCGCGTTGCGCCTCAGTGAATACATCTGAATACAGGTTGGATTGGTCGGCGTAAGCGCCATGTGAGACTCGGTTGGTGTTGCCTTCCTTCGCGCCCTGCCCATTCTCCCCAGAGTTTTCCCCACCATGCCGGCTGCACCGGCCTTCGCCGACGTGGTCTGTGCCCTTCCCAGGCCAACACCCACAGTACCCAGCGAACAACGCGTTCCCGTTATCATCCCGTACGAGCTCGCCGTCCTTCTTCTGCTTCTTCTTCGCGTTACAGTTCTCGTTGGACGGCTCGCGCTTCGGGGCGTTCTGGATTGGTTCGCTGAGGTAGTCGCCTTCACTCATTGATCCCCAGCCACTCCTTACACTGCTTGATATAATCCCGATTCTCCTCGCGGTACTCTAACGCCCGCTCGCAGATCCCCGCCCACTCGTCCTTTGGCACACTCGGTTCGCCGAGATACATGATTGAATCCCGTTCAATGAGGCTCGGCTCAATCGCGGTCGTCGCGTAGATGCTACAGTATTCCTCACTCGTCACGGGGACGTCCCGGCCGTTCTCGGACTGGATCTCAATAGCGAGGTGGGCGAGTTCGTGGTAGATTGTATCCCAATCGACCCGGTGTTCCGTTGGGAGCATGATGATGCGGTTCGTCACGAACGCCCGAGCGTATGCAAAATCGTTGTCGGGTATCCGGGCGACAGTCACCGTCTCACCCTGCAATGTCTCGTACTGGCCTGCCGCGTATCCGACCGCCTTCTTCAACCACTGGAGCCGCGGGTCTGATAACTCGCGTTCGACAGTATCCAGCACTCGATACGAGACGTTCATGGGCATCGTTTAGGCATAAAGTAATTACTCGCCACAGAAGGGCGGGAGGAAACGCAACACGGCTATTTGTACGTCGTGATGTCGGCGGTCTGTTCGTCTATGTCGGGTGGTGCTGTTCGCTCGCTTGTCTCCGAGGAGTCGGTCTTTGATGTTGGCTATGGGGTTCATGGGTTGCGTGCTTCGGCTTTCGCGGCCAACTGAGCATTCACCATCTGCTCCACGTCCAACAACCGCAACTTGGCCATGATTAGGTCCGAATCGTCCGGGGGGTTGATGCCCTCGAAGTAGGTTGCCATCCGAGCGAGGAGGTCCGGGTCGTTCGGCGGACTCACCATATCCCACGTCAACGGGTCAAGGTCCTCTTCGTCCATTCCTATCGCGTCTGCAGTAGGCGCTCCTTGGACAGTTTCAGCATAGGCGTCTGCGGCTTCTTTCTCCTCGTCACTCCAATCCTCGTAGCCGGTGTCTTCGCCGTGTACGTGTTCTACAGGGTCGATTACTCGCCAATACTTCTCGTTGGGTTCGACTGTGACTGTTGGCATCGGTTATGGATTCACTCGGTTAATGGGGTGCGATGCTCCCCGCCACCATATTGCTCGTAGTAGCGGGGCGATTACCGTAGGCGAGAAAGCCGCTCAACGGTGTTATCAGGGATTTGGTGTTCGAGGTCGTCGAGGCGGCCAAGCACTTCATCCACGCCGTCTGCGTTGTTGGTGTTCTGTTGTTCGTAGGCGTCCAAGCATTCGGTCATGAACTCCCCAACCGTCATGTCCTCTGGCTGGAGGTCCTCGAACCGGTCTGCTACTGGGTCGGGGAGGCTCTTGGACGTGTAATCCATCTGAATGATTAAGAATTAATCACGGTAGCAGTAACGGCACGTCCCACGCTCTTTCGCCTGCAATGTCTCGCAGTCCCGCCAACACGTCTGACACGGATACCGAACCGGAGTCAAAGTACTCATTCTATCGCCCTCCCAAGCCCAAGCACGAGGTCCTCAGTCTCCACCAACGCATCGAAGAACTCCTGTTCATCAATCCGCTTATCATGCACACCCTCCCGGCGCTTCTCACGCAAACTCTCTAAGAACCGCTGACCATACTCCAACAAGTGCCGGTCGTGGTCCTCGGGGAACACCTCTGATTGGTTCGTGTTCCCGCACTCACCACAAATCGTCCCCGTCGAAACTGCTTCCCGCCCAGGCGTGTCGTCGATGTCAATCTCGCCAGTGTCCGCCTGCGGGGTTCGGTACTGATAGCCGACAAGCGCAGTCGTACTGTGGAACCCGTCTATCTGACGGAGGGTTTCATCGGTTGGTTTCTCGATCTCCTTGAGCTGGGTGCCGCAGTTCGCGCAGAACTTGTGGTCGTGTTGGACGGCATTCAACAGCTTCTGGCCCGTGTGTCGATGCTTACAGGCTTCGCTACAGAAGGAGCCGGCTACGGCGTCGCCCGGGCTGAATGTGTTCGGGCAGTCGGGGGTGGCGCAGTCGTAACTCGGCGTGTTGGTGGTACTCATGGCTAGAAGGAAAGCCCGCGCTGTCAACGCGGACTTTGGTGGCACTGTAAGCAGTGCTTTCTTGCATACTCCTACGTGTAGCCTGCACTTAAAAATATCGTTTGGCCTACATCCGGTTCCCAGCCTTCGGCAACTCATCCGACCGATGCTCGCACCCACCCTTATGCCCAACCTCCAACCCAGACGTAGTCACAGTACACTTCGAGTGGCACTGCTGGCAGAAGAACTCTCGTTCAGCCAGCGGAAGGTACTGCTTGAGGTTCTGGGAGAACTCGCTCGGAATGACACGCAGCCGGTGAGGTTTCCGCTCCGGCGTATCC